CATTTCGTCTGCAAATTCTTTAGGGCTAATCATCGTCTACTCCTTTCGTCTCCTCTCGCAAATCTCTCATAATATCCTGCATCATTTCCTCGACTTCTTTGTTGAGTTCGGTCATTGTCTTGTTGATGCTCTGCATATGGTCTGCGAGTTTCAAAAGCGTGTCAGTTCTTATGTCATCATTCATCTTCTGCTCCTTTCACAAGCAAATCCTCATAAAACCTTACTGTTCTATCAATAAGATGGAATGCTTCTTTGTATATCTGGTACTTCCTTGATTCGATCCCCATCTCTATTTGGGATTGGCCAGAGCAAACACAGGCCGGAATAACATAAATGTTTTTATCCTTGTCATTCTCGCAGCAGATATAAAAGTCGCATGTTTGTAGTTTCTTAGATGTTCTGTATGCATGAATTGGGTATCCTCTAACCTGGCTCTCATTTGCTACTTTGACATCGACCTTTACACAACCATCTACTAACAAATCGTATGGGTGCTTTGTTGGTGTATAAACTACTTTATGGCCTTTGGCTTCAAGCATCTTGCCAATTAAATGCTCATACTTGACACCAATTTTCGTTTCGCTATATTTCTGATCAAGGTTCAGTCTGTTTGCCCAATACGCATATCCGCCACTTCTTTGAATGGCGTTTGATAATCCAGGAATATCTGACATCTCTACAGTTTCTTTGTCTGTTGGCATTCTTACAGGGCTAAACTTGTTTGCTATTACCATGATGCCTTCTTCGATTTTTTCATCTGTCCATTTTTTCATCACTTATTGCTTTTTGAATCGAGAAGCATAACTCACAGTTTAAAAGGCACATCGTCCTCAGCTGCAGCGAATGAATCCGGATAGTCATAGTCATCGAATGCAGGAGCCTGCTGCTGTGGTCTGTTGTTCGCATAGCTGAAGTCCAGGATCTGCCATACCTGTCTTTTGTGTACGGCCCCATCTTTTCCGGACCATGTGTGCAGCTTTGGAAATGCATCCTGAATGAATATGCTCTCGTTGTTCTGCAGCTCCACACCCTTCCTGAACACTATCTGCTGGTACTCTCTGATCCATTTGCCATCATCGCCCTTCTTGCTGATGGTGATTGCATACTGAGGAAAACCATTCCTGTCATTACGCCAAACATTGACCGGCTTATCGTCTGTAGTTATCTTTATGCCCATTCGTCTTTACTCTCCTCTTCGTATTCATCTTTCTTCAGGATCTCCAGCTCATATCCCATTGCTTCAACAAGGCTGTCGAACACAAGGATGGTGCAGTTAGATCCTCTTTCAACATTTGAGATAGTGTTGGGAGACAATCCTGAACGGAATGCCAGCTCTGCTATGGTCCACCCTTTGCTCTTCCTGAGCATCTTCACTATCTGTCCTGTGTCTGTCATTTACTCAACCTCTCTGATTATCAATCCTCTGTAGGCCATCATCTTTTTCTTGATGTTGTAGGCAGGAGTCTTCGTTGCCTTTGACTTGACATCCTCGATGATCTGCCTGCCATCCTTGTCCTTGTAAACGAAATCCGCCTCATAAGTAATAGGCCTCACCCATCTTCCGTCTGCTGCTCGGAATCCTTCCTGAAGCTCAAACGGCTTATGCACTTCCAGATCGGATATCTCTCCGGCCATCAGCAGATACTTGAGATCGCAGTAATGATTCATCTCCTTGATCGAGTCGAACGAGATCCCATCCATCGTGCATTTTCTGTTGCCGTACTTACTCCGGTTCTTTTTCGTTCTTGGCATCCGGTACGATGTTATCCTTGCCATCCTCGTCTGTCTCCTCTTTGTACACTACCTCAAATCCGTAATCGTTCTTCACTATTGCGAATTCCTTATCCTTGATCCAGTCCTCAACATCGGACTCGTTCAGTGTTCCATCTGAGAACATAGCCATCATGTATGCCAGCCTTGCCTCATACGCATCTACGATCACCTGCACCTGACCGGCTATCTTTTTCTCATACTCGTCAAGCTGCTCAAGTGCCTTCCTGTATCTCTCAAAGTAGATCATCTTCTGCTTCTCAAGATCCTCTGCCTTTGCAGTCAGCTTTCGGATCTTCCTCTCGGCATGGCCCAGCTTCATTGCTATGCTCTTTATCTCTTTTCTGAGAGCCTCGTTCTCATGCTTCTCCAAAGCCTTCTCATCTCCCTTCTCATATCGCTCATACGCTTCTGTCAGATCCGCAGCATACGGACACTTCATCCAGTCCCAGGAGTCACAATACATATCCATCCAGGCATTTTTCTGAGCCTTACACTCAAAGTGTCTGTATGTATCCTCGCATGTGATTCGTGCCTCATACTCCCATCGGTAATACGGACACCTTGTGTACCTTCCGGAATTAGATCCTGATGCCATTCGTGTTCACTCCTCATGCGGATTAACGCCTGTTAGTTTTTCGTATATCCGGTCTATGATGTCCAGGTATCTGTTATGAAGCCGTTGTCTCCATGTCACCGGATACTTGCTTTTGAAAAGAAATGTCGGCTCTTGTGCAGCTTCTAACAATTTCTGCTCCCAATACTTTTTCATCTCTTCAGGTAAATCACTCATTCCTCAGCTCCTTAGCCTTAGCTCTTATCTGCTCCATGATGAACGGATCAAGATTGCCATCCTCGTCAGTGTGCCTTGCCATGTAAAGGACTATCTGCTCCCATGCCCACATTGCTATCTCTTCGTGTTTGTCTTTCATGTTTACGCTTCCTTTCAAATCCTCATCTCTGGTGATGAATCCATCTTGTTCTATTTCTCTCATCTTGTTGGCCATCCTTTGTTCTCTGCATATCCGATAACATACTCATATGGTTTTCTGATTGCCTTGTGCTTCCGGTTCGCATCAGCCTGGCATTCATCAAGCAGCCTGTAATGATCCGTGTAGATAGACTTGAGGCTGGCAATATCTTCGTCATTTAGTAGTTCAAAGAAATCGACCTCGCCCTTACTACAACTACTTATACTATTCTTACCTATACTATCCTGTTCTATCCTGTCACTTGACGGACATGTGCCTGACATCTGACTGACGTGTGTCCGCCAAGTGTATGAACCATTTGGTTTTTCAACGATTTGAGCCTTCTCCTCAAGGCAGGCTGTTGGTGTCAATCTATCTTGACGAATATAATTATTGATCTTCCAGTGCTTGATGACGATAACACCATTATCGAAATGCATCAGGTAGTGTTTACTGATGAGTGCTTCAAGATCCTGCGAACCGGCATGAGCCTTGAACATCGCAAGGCTCACCTGGTTACAGAATCCTTCATCATCTGCCGACATAACGAGATGCATATAAAGTGCCTGTGCTGATGCAGACAGTGATATGAAGTTGTCATGATCGGTTATTTTCTTGGACAGCATCCTTCTGTCGGCCATTGTTCTTACTTCTCCTCTTTCTTTTTCTTGTCTCTTTCTCTTCCTATGCCGATCTCTTCGATGTCGGTGCATTCAAACAGTGTCGAAATCGCTTTGCACAACGAAGCCATTTCAGTATCATTGTGGATCACTACTCTTCCTGATTTTTCAAGGACTCCCTGTGTTGACGCTGGTTTTATCTGCAGCTCGATGCTGTCATAGCCTGGTCCGGACTCAAACAGTCTGATATACATCACGCATCTCCCTTCTCATCCTCTACATCGAACGGAAGGTCCTCTGCATTCAGATCCGCATCGAATTCCGGTTCGTTGTCCACATATTCGATATCTCCGCCCTGTCTGATGACACCCATGTCAGCCTCATAAGCCTTCTGGAAGTCGATGGACATGATGCCCCACTTAGAGATGAGCTGTCTCAGCATCGTCTTGATAGCCATGCTGTCGAAGTCCTTCTCCCAGAATGTGTAACCCTTATGCGCTCTGTATCCCTGCGAATACTCCAGCGCATGGTTCTGCATCTTCTCCTTGCTCCAGTAAATGACTTTTCTGAAGCCATTGAGATATTCAAACATGGCGTAGTATCCGATTGTAGGAGCAGCCTCTCTTGCTGCCTCATCCTCGATCAGAGATACCTCGATCTCCTCATTCAGAGGATCAAACTTCAGCAGCTCGCCTTCCTTGATGGCCATTGCATTCAGTTTCTTATACTGTCCGCTTCTGATAGCAAGCTGGATGTAACCCTTATATCCAAGCTGAAACTGTGCTACCTTGCGTCCAAGCTTTCTGTCCTGGAACGGAACCAGATAATACTGTCCGAGCTGCGGAGATGGAGAGAGCTGAAGTGTCTCGCCCAGGAGTCCTGCTGAGAGGATCGTGCCTGGATCGCAGTCTGCGAGATTCGGATTCGTAGCTACAGCGGATGTAATCGCTGTGATGAATCCTGCTGCTCTCTTAGGATCTCCGAGAGTATTGTTGATGAGATTCTTGTAGCCTTCGCTCTGAATCATTACTGAGAATTTTGGTGTGCCATTCTTCTTGGCAGGAACCTGTACCTTTTCATTCACATTTACGCTCTGTGTCATTTTGTCTTCTCCTTTTCTCTATTCAATCCACCATTCGACTATCTCTTCAGGTGTCATGTCCGAAAAATCTTTAGCTATCCGAGTTGTTGCATAAGGATAAAGCGTGTTACCCCCCCTATTCTGTCTAAACTTCTCGGTGATATATCTTTGCATATATTCTTCCGCTGATTGTGGGATGTCCTTCCTTTGCTCATTACCCCCTCGGTTATCAACCATCTTTTGGAAGGCAATCATATAGAGGTTCTTATACTTTGGCCATCTTTCAAACTCACGGATGCGTTGCTCTTTGCTCCCCATAGGGCATCCTATGCAGCCAAGCCTCTTAAATCCCTCGTCATACAGAGAGCAATATGGAATGTTGTATTCCTTTAGGAATTCCCAGACCTCATCCTCTGTCCAGTCAATGATTGGATTTACTGTGGTGGTGTGTGTCTTGTAGCACATCTCGACCATCTTGTTGTTTCTGTCAAAGCTGTCTAAAGGAAGCACCACCCCCCCCTTGCTGGTTAATCGAAAATCCAGGTCACTTAATTCCTTTTCAATGAACCTCTTGGCTTTCTTATCCATAATGGTTACTTCGCTTTGGTTCTTCCTTCGGTTGACGGACTCCGCCCATCTGACACCGGTGACTTTGAGTCTGCCTTTGCCGTGTCCGTTTTGCTCCTTGAGATACTGGCAGCAATATCTGACTATCCTTGTTGGTGGCATCGACTTTGTCGGTATCAGACTCCACATAGATACAGGCTTTCCGTTCTTATCGTGTGGTATGTCAAATACCACATCAGGATGCTGCTCTTTGATAAACCTCACAAGTTCAGGTGGATCTACGCTTGCCACCGAGTAGTGAGCATCGTACTTTACTCCGGCCATATCTGCGAGAGCCTTAATGACGCATGAGTCTTTACCGCCTGAGAAGCAAAGAAAGTAACCTTCCTCTGGCTCATATGTCTGCAATCGCATGATCGCTTTCTCGACCTTGTCCTTGCCATTCAAGTCAAGCTGATGGATCATTTTTTCTTTCCCTTCTGCTTCGTGAGATCTCTTGTTCTGAATACTCTGTACTCACTGACCTTCTTGTACTTGTCGATGTTGATGTTCGGATAATCTTTCTGCAGCCTTGCCATGTCATAGCCGGATGTCTTGCTCTGGTTCTTCCATGAGCATCCGTACTGGACACCCACGCCTATCTCGTTGGCTCCGAGCTTCTGACATATCTGAGCCTTTAGTGTTTCGGCCTTGTCCTTGTACTCGTCTGCAAGATCCTTCACGGCCTTGTAGTCGATTATCATTCTGTCCAGACCAGGGATAACTACCTCGCTATCCTTGTAGCCTTTCGGATATATCTCCTTGAGAGCCTCAAGATCCGACTCGCTGTCCGGCTCAGGCATCCTGTCCTGCATCACATATGTGGTCCAGAAGCCTGTTTCCGCCTCTCTGAGCTGTTTTATAAAATCGTTATCCCTTTTTACCTCGATGACATAAAGTCCTCTCTGAAGGACTAATATGGCCAAATAGACCATATCGAACCCCATGACCATCATGTAATGCTGGCACTGGCAGAAGTAGTGAGCAGGGATATCTCCATTCTCAAGGTTATAGCCGTTGAAGCTGCCCATCGTCTTACACTCCAGGCAGGCATTCTCGCCCACTATCCTTCTGTCGATGTTGGCTGTCATGAAGTCATAGTCATCATCGGCATACATGAAGAAGTCATTTCTAACCTTCTTGCCGGTCTTCTCTGTGAACCTCTCAGCGACATAGGCCTCAAGGTCTGTGCCGAGTCTCATTGCCTCGTTGGTTTCCTTATCCTTTGACAAACCCTTCTTGTTTGCATACAATGTGAGTAGTCCTGAATAAGGATTCATGTTTACGCAAGCGGCAGCCTCGCTGCCACCAATGGATGACTTTCGGAGTGCGAGCCACTCATCGTGAGTCATCTTTTTGGTATCTGCTATTTTTCTTGCCATCTCTACGCTCCTATAACAAACAGCATGAAAACGATAACGAACAGGCTTCCGAATCCGATGAATCCTTCGATGAAGTCCTTCGGATCTTCCTTGATGCATTCAATGATCTCTCTCATATTGTTATTACTCCTTTCGCTACTCCTATCAGCAAACCGACCAACAGAAGCAGCATTACAACCGACAGCGTAAATATTGCGATAGCCAATCCCCAAAGGACTAACTCGTCCGGATCTATGCGCCTCATATTGCCAGCTCCTCTCTGCTATATGTGATGTACTCTTCCTGCTTTGCGATGCGGATATCCTCTACCGGCTTTACAGCTCTGAGATCCTCACACTCTTCCTGAATCTTCTGTCTGCATCTTCTGATGCTCTCAAACGATGGAAGGTCTCCATCATCCATCACCTTGTAGAATGGAGTAGTGAACACTCCGTAGAACACCTGGTACACATGCAGGAT